CATGTCCTCGGCTTCCTCGGGCGTGTAGGTTCCGACGACGACGCCTGGGAACACGGTGCGGATGCCTTCGGAGATGCAGCGAGCGCGGAGCATCTGGCGCGGGTAGGACTTCCAGGTCGGGTTCTTGGTCAGGCCGGCTGTGATGGCCATGTCCAGCGTCCATTCGATCTCCACGCTGCCGCCTTGCGGGTGGCTGAACGTGCCGACAACGCGGCGCTCGGTGTACTCACCCCAGCGCACGGTGCCGCCTGCGGTATGGAAGCGGGCCAGCATGGCGTCGGCTTTGAGCGTGGGCCGGTTATTAATAATGTGATAGTCACGCGCTGCGATGGCCGGGTGCAGACCTTCGGCCTGCGCAATGAGCATCAGGGCCATGGCCTGATCTGGGGTCTTGACGCCAAACAGGCCGGACTTGGCGACGGCAAGAGCCATACGCTCGACTTGATCGACGGGAACGAGTGCAGTTGACATTCAGAAACTCCTTTTGGTTGCGTGGGATGGTTCGCTTAATGCTCTGCCAACGGACCATCCCGCATAAATCCGTTTGGCAAAAGTTGTGTAGGTAACGACAGATTCACGAGCCCATTCAGCCATCGTTTGGGTTTTGCCTTGATGTGTAATCGCAGTTGTTTGTTGTGGCCGTTGATTGGCACGTTGTTCGCGTGGCGTAGCCCATCTGCAATTACCGGGCTCGTAGTTGCCTTCGTTGTTGATTCTGTCGAGTGTCTTGCCAGTTGGGCGCTCTCCCATGTCCGCAAGAAAGTTCTCAAAACGATTCCATCGTTCGCAAACTTTGATGCCTCGACCACCATAGCTCGGATACTTGGCAGAAGACTTGTTCAGGCATCGGCTTCGCATTGCAGACCATGTTGAGTAGGTTGGATCAGATGCGTTTCTGCCGTGGGTTCTTTTTGATACAGAACGAGTACAGCCACATGATTTGCTGTTACCGCTTTTTAGGTTATTGGCATACACGCACATTTCAAAACCGCAAGCACACCTACAAATAAATCTGGCGCGTCGAAGTTGGCGCCTTTTACCAACCAACACAGGATCGGCTTGCGCAATCACTTCAAGCAATCCAAACTTCTGACCGATCATGGCGATTAAAACGATACCTTTGCGCGTAGCCTAGACACAATGTCGTCAACCTCCGCGCTGAATCCGATGATTTCCCGCTCCAGCCTAGACTGGAACTCGGGGTCTGCCTTGACTCTTTGCACATAGAGCTGCAAGTCTGCTGGCATTCTACAATCAAAACTCACAAAATCCGCCCACTCGCGCCCTGTCAGCCACATCTGGCCCTGAATCTGCGGCATGTGATCCTCGGGCATGCCGTTGAGCCAGGTCTCGAGGTGCACCTGCGAGTTCCAGGGGCACTTGATCTCGATCAGCCCGAAGGCGCCGTCGGGGTCAGATTCGTCTGACACCAGGCCGTCAGGCGAGGCGCCGATGGGCAGCTTCGGGTGCGCGATGAAGCCCGTCTCGGTGATCCTGGCGCTGGTGGTGAACTGGTACGCCACGCGGGCGGCGTCCTCGTTCTCGCGGCCCCAGCGCAGCGGCGCGGCGTCAGGCGTGATCACGGGCTGGCCCGTCAGGCGCTCAGTCACGATCTGCCAGAGGTATGTCGTGCGGGCGGCGCTCGGGTTTCCCGGTTCGCCGGCCTTGGCCTGTGCGGCCGTGGGTTTGTTGCGGGCCAGGACGTCTTTGAAGCGGCTGGCGGTGACTTTGCCGGCGCGGGCGGCAAACCAAGCGTCATCGCGCTGGGTGTCGGTGAGGGTTGTCATGCGGTTTCTCCGGTGGCTTTGGCGATGGCGGCGCGGGCTTGTTTCACGGCGGTAAAGTCTTCTTCGGGCCGATAGCCCTGCATCGGGTCCAAGTCTGCCGTGTGCGAAAGCATGACCTTCAACGCCTCCAGCAGATCAGGCGCGGCGGCGATCAAACGAGCGTCTGCGTCCAGCTTGTCCATGCTGCTTGCGAATGGCAGCGTGATGAGGTTGCTGCCGATGCGCACATTCCATGTGGGGAAGTTACCGCTGCCGCCCTGAACAAACGTCCAAGGCCCCGGTGTGTGTTTCATGCTGCCTCCTGGGTGAGTTCTGCGGACGTATCGGCGGCTGCCGAGCCCATGGCCACGGCGGCGCGGAGCTCCGAGGCCAGCTGCAGGGCTTCCTCGTCAGTGAGCCAGATGCTGCAGTCCAGCTTGCCGGCGCCGCTGCTCATGATGAAAACGGTGTGCCCGAATTCCGCCGTGGTGGTGGATCGGTGGGCTTTGAATGTGGTGGTCATGGTGGTCCTTTCAGTACCAATGGTGCGGGTCATCGTGATAGGGATCGTCGTTCATGCTGTCGGCCATCAGCTCCATGGCGCGGTCATCAATCCAGGTTCGTTCGTCGCGCAGGATGCGATCCTTGAGCTCCATCCTGGCGTGCAGGCACTGCGCGTCGGAGCCGGTGAGCATCAGCGTCCAGAGCTGGTCCACCGTGGCCTCGCTCATGTCGAGGTGTTCGAAGCCGCGGACGTCGGTGGTTTCGCCCTCGGGTTGCGTGATGTTGTGGATCAGCCAGTCGCTGGTGGCCCAGGCGTCGGCCAGCAGCTCGTCAGCCGCATCAGCACGGTGGCTGTCGCTGGGCTCTCGGTCACCATCCCAGCGCGGGTCACGCGGGTCGGTGCACGGTCCCCATGTGGCGCTATCGCCGGGGCCGTAGGTGGTGAGGTTTTGCATGGGGTGTTGCTCCTGTGGTTCAGATGAAGGCCGCGATCAGGCAGCCGAGGGTGATGCCGAAGGCGGCGGCAAATGCGTAGTCGATGGGGCGGAGGGGCATGGTGTGGTTTGGTTGGTGGGTGACACTGGCAAGCCGCTAGGCTTGCCGCTGGCACCGCAGCGGGGTGGTTCAGGCCGGGCAGCCGGCCATCCACCAGCGGGCCACGGTGACGGCCTGGGCGCGGTCGTCGGTGGCGTGGACGCGGTGACCGTCGACGGCGACCTCGTAGGTGAGGGAGTCGTCGCACCAGAACTCGGTGATCTCGACGCGGTAGCCGCCGCCGCTCGTCATCCGGCCTATCACGCGCTGGCCCTGGTCGGCGGGGCAGTCTTCCCAGCGGCCGTCGTCGCCGCGGTCGAAGCCGTCCCAGCGGCTGGCGCAAGGGGCGCTGTGGGCGAGGTGCTCTTCGTACTGGTTGGCAAACATCTTTGTCTCCGGTTGCGTGTTGCGATGGAAGAATCATAAACGCGGCGTTACCATCAGCGCAAGCATTGTTTACTGTTTCGCAGGGTCTTTCCTATAACCGCACTCAATGGGTGTTTACATCTTTATAAAAGTCCCGTTACACTGCGGCCCATGATGAAAATTGTCCGACACCCCGATAGCAAGCTAATTGACCAGCTCGGCGGGCCTGCGCAACTTGCGCGGCTGCTGGGCATGGACAAGCCTGGCAGCATTCAGCGTATCGTCAACTGGCGCAGGCGCGGCATCCCGTTGGCCGTGAAGGTGCAGCATGCGCAAATCTTCATGCCGGCCCTGCTGCTGGGCCAAAAGCCGTGAAGCAAGGCGACCGCGTGCGCCTCTTAGACGGCCAGCAGGCCATGGTGCTTGAGGTCAACGTGGCAACCCTGCGCGTGGCCCGCATCCGCCCGGATTGGCCGTTCCCCGGCCTGCCTGAGTCGGTGCTTCGCGGCACGGTCAAGCGGCTTCCGTCGCGGTATCTTCGCGAGACGCATCAGGATGTGGAGCCGGCCCGGTGGTGACCCGAGGCCGCGAAACCCTGCGCGAGAAGATGCTGCGCAACCAAGCGACCATGGACCTCTACGCGGCCATGAACAACAAGCCCCGCGTGCTGCTGGACATACCGCCTGAGCCGGCCAAGCGCGGGCCGCGCAAACCGTCAGGCCAGCCTACAGAGGCGCAGATTCTCAAGGCGGTGATGGCGCTGCTGAAGCGCCACCCGAAGGTCGCCAGCTGCTGGCGGCAGAACTCGGGCACGTTCCAGGAGCGAAACCGAGACGGCAGCATCAGGCGCATCCGGGCGAACACGCAGCGCGGGATGAGCGACATCATGGGCGTCCTCAAGGACGGCCGCACGCTGGCCATCGAGGTCAAGTCAGCCACCGGACGCATGCGTCCAGGCCAGGAGGAGTTCCTTGCCACGATCTGCCAGGCGGGCGGCGTGGCCGGGGTTTGCCGGTCGGTTGAGGATGCGCAGGCGTTGCTGGCATGACAGACCCGTTCAAGATCGACAGCCCGACCTGCATCAGCTTCAGCGGCGGCAGGACCAGCGCCTACATGCTGTGGCGGGTGTTGCAAAGCAACGGCGGGCTGCCGCCAGAGGCCGTGGTGCTCTTCGCCAACACCGGCAAGGAGGATGAGGCCACGCTAAGGTTTGTGCAGGACTGCTCAGATCGTTGGGGTGTGCATATCACATGGATCGAATACCAAAGCGCAGAAGACCCCAAGGATCGCCTGAAAGTAGTGGACTTCGCCAGCGCGGCCCGCAACGGCGAGCCCTTTGAAGCACTCATCCGAAAAAAGAACTACTTGCCCAACCCGGTCACCAGGTTCTGCACCGTAGACCTAAAAATCAAGCCCTTCGCCAACTACTGCCGGCACCATCTTGGCTGGGACGAATGGGACAACATGATCGGCATTCGCGCCGATGAGCCGCGCCGCGTGGCCAAGATCAGAGCAAATCCGTCAGATGGCGTGAAGGGAATCCACCGGCTCATGCCGCTGGCCACGGCTTGCATCAGTAAGCAGGACGTGGGCGCCTTCTGGGGACAGCAGCCATTTGACTTGGAGCTGCCGAACATCGCAGGAGTGACCTATCACGGAAACTGCGACTTGTGCTTTCTCAAAGGTGCCTCGCAGGTCTACAGCCTGATTGCGGAGAAGCCTGCGCGAGCTGTGTGGTGGGCCAAGCAGGAGGGAAGCATCACCAATCCAGGCATTGTCGGGGGGGGGTACTTCCGGAAGGATCGCCCGTCCTACGCTGCAATGGCCAAGTTCGCATCCGAGCAGCGCGACATGTTCGACCCCAATGAGGAGGCCATCGCGTGCTTCTGCGGGGAGTGACAGCATGACCCCATCCGACACCTACCGCGCATCAGCCTGCGACGGCAAGGTGGGCTTCTCCACATTCACCCAGGCCCAGCGCGTAAGCGAACGCTCCTCGCGCCGTGGCCGCAGCCGGCAGATTTACCACTGCCCGCATTGCCATCAGTTTCACCTGGGCCGCAGGCCCATCACCAAGCGGCGCAGCCGCATCACCATAGAGGAATCATGACTCAGTACAGCAACGAAAACAGCGGCCTTCTGGCCAAGAACGACAAGCAGGGCAACGAATCCAGGCCGGACTACCGTGGCAGCATCAACGTGGACGGCCGCG